AATTGATTAAATATCAATTTGTTAAATAAAACACAGGATTTGGGGGGTTTTGAACGAAGCCACACCCCAAAGCTATATCGGCAACTAAAAAAAAAATTAGGGATGTTACACACAAATAAACAAAGGTTTTTAATATGTTCGACTATGAAGATGGTAAACAAGGATATTCAGCAGTTATCTACATCATGGAGTCTACCAACAGTGTTGTAGTACACTTTGGCGGTTTCAATGATTTAACTGAGTGCAGATATTTTTCACATCACATCATGGATGATCTTGGAATAGAAAACTTATTAAATGTACCTAGAGGAGTCACAGTTCACTAATCAGGGGGTTTTGTTTTAAAATGACAAACATAGTGATTCCATACAAGCCAAGAGAATTACAAAATTTTTTGCACAAGAAAATTGATAAGAACCGATTTAGCGTACTTGTGCTGCATCGTAGAGCTGGCAAAACAGTAATGACCATAAATCATATGCTGAGAGCAGCTTTGACTAATCCCTTGCCTAACCCCAGATATGCGTTTCTATCGCCCACATTCAAGCAAGGAAAGGCAACAGCTTGGGATTATATAAAAACCTACGCTGGTAAAATACCTGGCACTAAATTCAACGAAAGTGAGCTTAGGTGCGATTTACCAAATGGTGCAAGGATAACAATATTAGGTGCTGAGAACGATCAATCACTAAGAGGAATATTCTTAGATGGTTGTGTGTTTGATGAAACTCAAAGTATTAAGCCTACCATATTTCCAGAAGTCATAAGACCAGCTTTGGCAGACCGAAAAGGATGGTGTGTGTTTATAGGAACACCAAAAGGCAGAAATTATTTTTTTGAATTATACGAACAAGCAAAAGAAAACAAAGATTGGTATGCTTGTGTGTTTAAGGCAAGCGATACTAAAATTTTAGACCAAGAGGAACTAGACGCTGCAAAAAGCGTCATGTCTAAAGATTTATACGAACAAGAATTTGAGTGCAGCTTTCAAGCAGCAATTACTGGATCGTACTATGGAGCTATCATAGAAGGTCTAGCAAAAGATGGCAGAATTACCGATGTGCCTTACGATGAAAACCTGGATGTTGAAACCTGGTGGGATTTAGGTCTTAACGATTCAACAGCTATATGGTTTGTGCAAAAGTACAAAGGTGAAATAAGATTAATAGACTACTACGAAAACAGTGGATATGGTTTAGATCATTATTCAGATATTCTAAATGAAAAGGATTATGAATATTCTACCCATGTGTTTCCGCATGATGTCCAGGTTAGAGAAATAGGTAACTTTGGTAAATCAAGATTAGAAAGTTTATTAGAATTAGGAATAGCTGGTGAAGTAGCTCCAAAGCTGTCAATTGAAGATGGAATTGAGGCAGTACGAAAAGCATTGCCAAATTGCTGGTTTGATAAAGAAAAATGCAAAACAGGAATTGAGTATTTAAAAGCCTACCAAAAAAGGTGGGATGATAAAAACCAATGCTTTAAAAATAAACCCATGCACAACTACGCTTCGCACTGTGCCGATAGCTTTAGAACTGGGATTATAGGACAAGGTGCTGAGATTTCAAATTGGAAAAAAGAAGTACCAATTAACACAAATTATATAGTTTAATATGGCAGACAAAGTTACAAACGAACAATTAAGAGCAATCATCAACTCAGAGATTAATAACTCTATAGGTTTTATGGGAAGTAATCTTACTTCGCAAAGAAAAAAATCTATGGAATATTACATGGGTGAAAAGCTTGGTACTGAAATTGATGGTAGATCACAAGTAGTATCAACTGATGTTGCTGACACAATTGAAACAATATTACCTAACTTATTAAGAATTTTTACAGCAAGCGACCAAGTAGTTAAATGTGAGCCTGTTAAAAGTGAAGATGTACCTTTAGCAGAACAAGCTACTAATTATATTAATTATATCTTTAACAAAGATAATAATGGTTTTAGTGTTTTATATACTTGGTTTAAAGATGCACTTTTAGAAAAAAATGGAATTGTAAAAGTTTATTGGGATGACAGTAGTAGTGTTGAACAAGAAACTTATGAAAATTTAAACGATCAAGAATATCAATTATTGCTTGACGATGAAAACGTAGAAATAGTTGAAGAAGAGTCTTTTGTTGATGAAAAGATGAAAGCAGCTATGGACTTGTTATTGGTAGAAGCAACAGCACAAGGTAAGTTAGTTGCAGATGAGCCAACACCAATGCTGCACAACTGCGTTATCAAAAGAACATCCAAAGGTGGTAAAGTTAAAATAGAAAATGTTCCACCAGAAGAATTTTTAATACAAAGAACTGCTAAGTCTATTGAATCAGCAAACTTTGTAGCACACAGAGTAGCTAAGACTAGATCAGAACTTATTGAAATGGGATTTGATAGAGAAGTAGTAGAAAACCTACCAACTACAAATAACATAATTTTAAATAACGAAAGATTAACTAGATACTCTGATATAGACCAATCACCATTTGACAATGCACCAGATAACTCAACAGCTGAGATTGAAATTTATGAGTGCTATGTAAGATGCGATATGGATGGTGATGGTATTGCAGAACTTAGAAAAGTTATTGTAGCTGGTGAAAGCGGTTATGAAATTTTGGAAAATATGCCTTGTGATAATATTCCATTTTGTTCATTAACACCTATTCCAATGCCACACAGATTTTATGGTAGATCAGTTGCAGAGTTAGTTGAAGATGTGCAGCTAGTTAAATCTACAGTAATGCGACAGTTGTTAGACAATATGTATTTAACTAACAACAACAGAGTTGCAATAATGGATGGTATGGTAAATTTAGATGATTTACTTACATCAAGACCAGGTGGTGTTGTTAGAACTAAACAACCACCATCACAAGTTATGTTGCCAATGCAATCGCAAACTATTTCGCAACAAGCTTTTCCATTATTAGAATACTTAGATACGATTAGAGAAACTAGAACTGGTATTACTAGATATAATCAAGGCTTAGACGCTGATAGCTTAAACAAAACTGCTACTGGCGTAAATGCAATCATGACTCAATCGCAAATGCGTATGGAGCTGATTGCTAGAGTGTTTGCAGAAACTGGTATCAAAGATTTATTTAGACGTATCTTTGAGCTTACTTGTAAGTACCAGGACAAAGAAAGAATTGTAGAATTAAATAATCAGTTCATTCCAGTAAAACCTACTGAGTGGAGAAACAGATTTAATATTAGTATTACTGTTGGTTTAGGATCAGGTTCTAAAGAACAACAGATTATGATGCTAAATAATATTTTAGAAAGACAACTCCAGGCTTTCCAATTGCAAGGCAATAGAGAATATCCAATGGTAAGTCTTAAAAATATTTATAACAGTTTAGCTAAGATAATTGAAAATGCTGGTTTGAAAAATGTTGAGAATTACTTTGTAAATCCTGACATGGGTAAAGGTATGGTTACACCACCACCTGAGCCACCATTAACACCAATTGAAAAAATTGAGTTTAGAAGAATTGCAAGTGAAGAACAGCGTAAGATTGCTGAACTAGAAATAGAACTGAAAAAAGTTAAATCACAAAACGCAGAAATTCTTTACGAAAATGAAATTAAACTAAAAGAGCTAGAACTTAAATACAATGCTCAATTAGACTCACAACAAATAAAGGCAGATGCTGACTTAAATAAAATGTTAGTTGCAGAAAGCACAAACGATTTTAGAAAAGCAGCGGAAACATCGCAACAAGTACAAGATCAGATAAGACAATTATATGGACAAGGATCAGGTGGGCAAGCTCCAAAAGGAAGTGAGCCAAGCGAACAAAGCTAAACAGCTTTTTGAAAACCCTTTATTAAAAGAAAGTTTTGATAAATTAAAAAAACTTTACGCAAATAGTTTATTTAATACTGGAGCTAAAGAAACTGAGGCAAGAGAAAAGCTTTGGTTAGCCTACAACGTAGTAGGTAAAGTAGAACAAAATTTATTAGAAATGATTGATACAGGAAAACTAGCTACTAAACAGTTAGAGGATTATCGTAAATCAATCAAAAATCAAAAATTCTAAACAATCAAGTTTAGGATAAGCCAACCTACACAACAGGAGCTTAACTTAAAGGAGAAAACAATGGCAGACAATTATGCTAATCCGCTTGCGGAAGCTGAAACTGACATTTCAAAAGCAACAAAAGCAATAACTGGTTTGCTAGACCCAAAACAAGAGGTAAAACCAGAACAACAAGAACAACAACAACAACAAAATTCTCCTGAGCCTACTGAACAGGAATCTTCTACAGAAGATCAACCTGAGGAACAGGAAAAAATGGAAGCTGAATCGCAAGAGGAAGCAACCGAAGAAGTATCTCAAGACGAAGAACAAATTGAGACTCAAGAGAAACAGGATTCCACCGCAGAGCCTACCTACAAAGTTAAGGTAGCTGGTCAAGAATACGATGTTACCCTTGATGAGTTGAGAAATGGTTACTCAAGAGATGCTGATTATAGACGAAAGACAGAAGAACTTTCTTATGAAAAGAAACAATTCATGTCTGAGTCTGAAAAGCAAAGGCAAGACTATTCTGCAAAGCTTAATGAGGCTAATCAGATGCTGTCAGTTGCACAACAACAACTCAATCAAGAGATAAATTCTGCTGATTTAGAGAAGTTGTACGAAGAAGATCCAACAGAAGCTGCTAGGATTGAACATAGGCTAAGAAAAAAGCAAGAAAAAATAAATTCTGCTCTAGCTAAAAACCAATCTGAGCAAAAAAAACAGTTTGATAGCTATTTAAAGGATCAACAAACTAAATTGGTATCTAAAATGCCAGAATTTAGTGATCCTGACAAAGCAAGTCAGCTAAAAACTTCTATGAAATCAACTTTGAACGCTTATGGGTTTAACGACACAGAAGTAGCACAAGTTTATGACCATAGAATAGTGATGTTGGTGAACGATGCCATGAAATATCGTAATTTACAAAAAGCAAAACCAAATATTGCAAAAAAAATTACAAAGCCTGGTAAAGTTTTTACTTCTGGAGTGAAACAAAGCAAATCTGAGATTAGTTCTAAAGCTAGAAAAGAAAAGTTGAGCCGACTAAAAAAATCTGGAAGCGTTAAAGACGCTACTAGCATCTTTTTAGATATGATTAACAAACAATAACTCAACAACTAAGGAGAACAATATGGCTCAGGTAACAAATACTTACAGTACATATGATGCAGTTGGTGAAAGAGAAGATTTATCAGATATTATCTATTCAATCTCTCCAACTGACACTCCATTCATGAGTGGTATTGCAAAAGAAAACGCAACTGCTGTATTTCATGAGTGGCAAACAGATGCTTTAGCTGCTGCTGCATCTGACAACTATCAGATTGAGGGTGATGAAATTTCTTTCGCTGCTCCATCTGCTACTACTAGACTTGGAAACAGAACACAAATTTCAAGAAAATCTGTGATCGTTTCTGGAACTTTAGATTCAGTATCTAAAGCTGGTAGAAACAATGAGTTAGCTTACCAAATCTCTAAAGCTTCTAAAGAGCTAAAAAGAGATATGGAAACATCGCTAACTGCTAACCAAGCACCAGTAACTGGTGATGACTCTACACCAAGAAGATTAGCTGGTTTAGAATCTTGGATTAAAACTAACACATCAAAAGGTGGTGGTTCTGGTGCTGACCCAACAACTTCTGGAACTAACGCTAGAACTGATGGAACTCAAAGAGCTTTCACTGAAGCACAGCTTAAAGACGTAATCAAGCAGTGTTGGGATGAGGGTGGAGATCCATCTATGATTATGCTTGGCTCTTTCAACAAGCAAGTGCTATCTGGCTTTACTGGTGGATCAACTAGATTTGACCCAGCGGAAAACAAAAGATTAGTTGCTGCTGTTGATGTATATGAGTCTGACTTTGGTGCGATGACAGTTGTACCTAACAGATTCAGCAGAAGCAGATCAGCTTATGTGATACAACCTGATATGTGGGGTGTTGCTTTCTTGAGAGACTTCCAGCTTATGGATCTTGCAAAGACAGGAGACGCAACTAAACAGGCATTGTTAGCAGAATACACACTTGTTTCTAAAAACGAAAAAGCAAGTGGTGGTGTATTTGATTTAACAACATCATAATCTTAAATTAATGTGGAGGGGAGCAATCCCCTCTACTTTTCATTAACATTTTGTTTGGTCTTTGAAGTCAATCAATGGCGGAACGAAGCAAATAAAAAAGGAACAAATCATGAGAACTTTAAACGATTATTTTATAAATGCTGAAATAGAAGATATATCAACTGCATCTTCTACATTTGTTGCAGTGCCAGATGGCGGTAGAGTTATTAAAATTATAACTGCTCTACAAGGTGCTATTTCTGGTTCTGATGCAGCTATCACTTTTGAAATTGGTGGAACTGCTATGACTAACTCAGCAATTACTGTAGCTCAATCTGGTTCAGCTGCTGGCGATGTAGATACATCAGAGCCTACTGCTGCAAACTCAGTTTCAGAAGATGGAACTATTGAAATGATTACAGATGGTGCTTCTACAGGAGCACAAAAACTTTTAGTTACATTTGTAGTTAGAAGATAACAAAATTTGGGGGATCTTGCCTAGCGGTACTTCCCCCAAGTACACAACAAAAATTTTTTAGGAGAAAACAATATGCCGATGGTCGGAAAAAAGAAATTTGCTTATACAAAAAAAGGAAAAATGGCAGCTAAGAAAGCAGCTAAAAAAATGGGCAAAAAAGTTAAGATGAGAAAATACTAATGAAAGGTAAAATGAAAGGCAAAGCAGTTCTTACTGCCAAGCAAAGAACTTTACCAAAAAAACTTCAAGCAAAGATTGTCAAATCTAAAATGAAGAAAAGAAAAAAATAAGGAGTAAATAAGATGGCTTTTAATTATGGTTTAAGACCAACAACAGTACAAATGCTAGCATCAAGTGGTTCATCAAGTGCCTCAAGTGCTTTTGGTGCATATACTTTGTATGTAAGAATATGTGCAGACGCAGATTGTCATATTTTGTTTGGCTCAAGTCCTACAGCTACTTCTAGCAGCATCTTTATACCAGCAGATCAACCAGAAATATTTAAGGTTAATCCAGGTGAAAAAGTTGCAGCTATTGGAACAGCAAATGTATCTATTTCTGAACTAAGCTAGTGGCTAGGCAAAAGTTTGTTCATTTCGTACCTAGACCTAAACCTAAAAAGTTAGGCAAACATAAAAAACGATTGAACAAGAATGAGAAACGAAACAAAAAACTTACAAGGTACAAAGGGCAAGGTAGATAATGGGTAAGATTAGTACAGAACAAACTGGATTACTAACTGAAAACTTTTACGAAAGTGAAAAGGGTGTAGTTCAAGAAAGAAAAATTAATCATAAGCCTATTTTAGACCACAATAAAAAGTTATATAATCTTAACGATGGTTATAGTCCTGATAAAGGATTAAAAAGAGTAGCTTCTATTCCAACCATCATTTTAGAAATTTGGGCAAAAGAGTATAACAAAGACCAAAACAAAGGTAATTGGTTTGCGTTACCTAAAGATGTTCAGCACAAAATACTAAGAGAAAAATTAAATAGTTCTGATTATAGATATTTTAGAACTGCACCAGGTAAATTTTAATGGCATTAACAAGTTACACAACACTAAAAGCATCAATAGCTAATTGGTTAAACAGATCAGATTTAACTGATGAGATAGCAGATGACTTTATAGTTTTAACAGAAGCTGATTTTAACTCTAAGTTAAGAGTTAGAAAAATGATAGCTCAAAGCACTATTACAATTGATAGTGAAACTGAGTCTATACCTACAGGCTTTTTACAAGTAAGAGATTTTTACATTTTAAGTGGCAGTACGAAATATCCTTTACGTTACATGACTCCACCACAAATGGATCAAGTAAAAGGAACTTCTGTTACCGGCATACCACAAGCTTATACAATTTTAGGTGATACATTTAGATTTACACCAAAGCCTGATAGTAGTTACACAGGCTACTTAAATTATTATAAAAAGTTTGATGCACTATCATCTACAAATGCAACAAACTTTATTTTAACAGATCATCCAGCTATATATTTATATGGCTCATTGTTTCATGCAGCTAATTTTTTAGGTGGGTACAATCCGCAACAAGTTCAAACTTGGCAGCAGATGTATGCTACAGCTCTTGAACGACTAGAATTAAACGACAGAGAAGATCAATTTAGTGGATCTCCTTTACAAATTAGAAGTGAAGATACAATCGCTTCACCATTTAAAAGTAATTATACATCAACAACTAATTCGGCTTAATTATGCAATTACCTTTTGGAGAGTGGCTACCAGATCAACCAGATCACCTTAATCCTGGTGCTACAGTAGCAACCAATGTGTACCATGCACAAACAAGCTACAAACCAGTAAAAGGTTTAGTTGCATATAGTGGTGCATCTAACGTAACACAAAATGCAAAAGGTGCTGGTAGTTTTAGAGATAATACAAACACAGTATTTACCTTTGTTGGAACTAAAGACAATATTTATAAATTAACATCTGGAACTTTTACAAGTGTTAAAGGTAGTTTAACTATTAGTGGTGGTGATACAGATTTTTTTACATTTACTCAATTTGGACAATACATAATTGCAAGTAATGGAGTTAATCCTCCAATGTATTACTTGATGGGTACATCAACTAATTTTGCAACTTTGCAAAGCTTAGTTACAAGTAGTGGCTCAGGCACAGTACCAGCTAAGTTTAGAGTAAGTGGCGTAATTAGAGATTTTTTAGTAACTGGTAATATAGAAAATGCAAAGAACAGAGTTGCTTGGTCAGGTTTAAATGACATTGCAACATGGGAAGCTGGAGTTAAATCTAGTGATACGCAAGACTTGCCTGGGTCTGGTGGTCAGATTGTGGCAATTACGTCAGGTGAAGTTGGGTATGTATTTAGACAAAACCAAATAATTAGGATGGACTTTGTTGGTGGTAATGTAATTTTTAGATTTTCAGTTATATCACCTAATAGAGGTGCTGTTTATGGACAAACTGTTTGCCAAGACAACAGGCAAATATTTTTCTATGCAGACGATGGTTTCTTTCAGATTTCTGGCGACCAAGTATTGCCTATAGGAGCTGAAAAAGTAAATAGATTTTTTGATAGTGATTTAAACAAAGCTTATACAGATAGAATATCAGCTGCGGTAGATCCTTTTAATACTTTAGCGTTATGGTTATATCCAAGTAAAAATAATCCTAACACTACTGGTATATGCGATAGATTATTAATTTATAATTATGTAACGCAAAAATGGTCAGTTGCTAACGTACAAGCATCACAAATATTTAAACAGTTCATGGTGGTTAATACTGTAGAACTAATGGATATTATTTCAGAAAATTTAGAAGATATTAATATATCACTAGATAGTGCTTACTGGACAAGTGGACAATTGTATTTAGGTGCAATTGATGAAAACTTTAAAGCAGCTATATTCTCTGGAAAAGCTTTAGAAGCAGAACTAGAAACAAAAGAAACAGAATTGTTTCCTGGACTAAGAGCAAATGTAACAGGAGTTAGACCTTTAGTAGATGCTTCATCTAATGTTGTAATTAAGACTAGAGATAAACTTTCAGATTCAGTTACAAGTTCATCTTCAAGTACAATAAACACAACTGGTATAGCACCGGTAAGACAATCAGGTAGATATTTTAGAGCAAATGTCAAAATACCAGCAGAAAGTATTTGGACTCATGCTCAAGGAATAGACTTAACTGCTAGTCAAGGAGGATCTAGGTAATGAGTGATAAAGTAGATATAGATAACATAAGATATTCAATTGAAACTCAAGAGTTCTTTCAAAGACAAGTAGAAGAAGCTGTAAATAATTTAATTAATAAAAATAATAGTGAAAGCGATAAAGCTTTTGCTTGGTTTATGAATTAGGAGTTATATGCCAACAAATATTAAAGATTACTCAACTACACAAGCAAGCAACACTTCATTAAACTCTATTGATGTAGATGAGGGGATGCTACCTAGTAATTTGAACAATGCTATTAGAGCATTGATGAAAAATACTAGAGATTGGTTTAACGATGCACAATGGATTGAGTATGGTGATGGGGATGCAAGCTACACTGCTGCTTACGCATCAGCAACTTCTTTTACAATAGCTGGTGCAGATGTAACTTCTATTTATCATGCTGGCAGACGAATTAAATTAACTGCAACAACTCCAGGTACAATTTATGGTACGATTGCTAGCTCATCATTTTCTACAAACACAACAGTAAATGTTACTTGGGATAGTGGCTCTTTAGCTAATGAAGCTATCTCTAATGTTTATATTGCAGCGTTATCAAAAACAAACTCATCAATACCTACAGATATTATTGGTACATCAAATATTAGCGATGGTGCTGTAACAACTGCAAAGATTGCAGCAGATGCTGTTGATGGTACTAAGATTGCAGACGACAGTATTAACAGTGAACACTATGTAGATGGTTCAATAGACACAGCTCATATTGCAGATGCACAAATCACAACTGCTAAAATTACAGATGCAAATGTAACGACAGCTAAGATTGCTGCTGATGCAGTAGATGGAACAAAAATAGCTGATGATAGTATTAACTCAGAGCATTATGTTGATGGCAGTATTGATACTGCACACATAGCAGATAGCCAGGTTACTACTGCAAAAATAGCAGACAGTGCAATTACATCAGCAAAAATAAATGATGGTGCAATTGTAAATGCAGATATAAATGCAAGTGCAGCAATAGATGCTACAAAAATTCATGATGGTACAATCTCTAATACAGAGTTTGGCTATCTAAATGGTGTCAGTTCAAATATTCAAGATCAA